GCGCAAGTGCTGAAGAGGCTGTGCGCGCCGCTATGAAGCGGGATATCTACACCGGCGGAAAGGTTCGTACTATGAGGATTGACCAGCATGGAAAGGCCAGTTCCGCCTGCTGATCTCCTTGAGCTGACCGAGTTATCGGTGCTCGGCACCAGGCTTCATCCGGCGCCAGAGATTGGCGAGTGGGTGCAGGCTGTGATCCTCAGCGAGGGTGGCGAGCTGCACAACCCTGACCATGCTCACCTGATCGACGCGCCGCTTCGCTTCCTATGGGCCTCTGCCTGCTTCGAGAAGCAAGGGCGAACCGTGGTGGGTCAGGCCGAAGCGCTGATGTTCCGAGCTGGCGGTTGGCAGAAGGCTCGGCAAGAGCAACAGATGATCGACTGGTTCGGCGAGGTGCCGGGCTTCGTCATCACCCTGGCGGGTGATTACTGCGCCCAGTGCACCGAGGCCGAGTTCTGCGCCTTGGTCGAACACGAGCTGTACCACATCGGCCACAAGCTCGATAAGTACGGCGCCCCAGCGTTCGGCGATGACGGCATGCCCAAGCTTGAGATGCGCGGCCATGACGTCGAAGAGTTCGTCGGGGTGGTTCGCCGGTATGGGCCAAGCCACGACGTACAGCAGCTGATCGACGCTGCAAGCCGGCCGCCTGAGGTGGCCAAGATCAACATTTCGAGGGCCTGCGGAACCTGTCTGCTCAAGTCGGCGTGATTCTGGACAGGCTCTGGACGGATGACAGCCTATGGCAGCCCTCAGCAACGACGTGAAGGCCTTTATCGTTCAGGCCTTGGCGTGCTTCGACACGCCTTCACAGGTGGTAGAGGCCGTCCAGAAAGAATTCAGCGTCACCGTGACCCGCCAGCAGGTGGAAACACACGATCCTACCAAGTACTCCGGCAAGGGCCTGGCCAAGCGCTGGGTGACCTTGTTCGAAGATACCCGGGCACGGTTCCGCGAAGAGACAGCAGAGATCCCCATCGCAAATAGGGCCTATCGGCTCCGTGCGCTGGGCAGGCTGGCCGAAAAGGTCGAGGGCATGCGCAACTACGGGCTGACCCTCCAAATCCTTGAACAGGCCGCCAAAGAGGCCGGGGATGTCTTTGTGAACCGCAAGGTCGAGCCTGACAAGTCGCTGGACGATGAGATCAAGCGACTGAACATCCAGAAGCTTCAGCGCGAACTGGCAGATCCAGACAAGGATGTGCCGGAGCCCAAGCAAGTAATCATTGGGGTTGAAGATGCAAGCAACCCTGAAGCTGAATAAGCCCCAGTTCGAATTCATCAGCCACCCGAAGAAGTTCTCCGCGTTCGTGGGTGGATACCGTAGCGGCAAGACTTTCGTCGGCTGCGTGCGCATGTGCATCAACGCACTGGAGCACCCGAGAATCCCCCAGGGTTACTTCGCGCCGACTTACCCGCATATTGCGGACATCTTCTATGACACCATCCCGGTCGTTGCCGAGGCGTTTGGGCTGGTCGCGGACATTGTGCCGAGCAACAAGCGCGTCCACCTGAGAGATCGTCGCGGGCGCCTGCTATCGACGATCATCTGCAAGAGCATGGAGCACCCGCACAAGATTGTGGGTTTCAACATCGCCCATGCCCTGGTGGATGAGATCGACTGCATGCCGATCAAAAAGGCCGACAGTGCGTGGAAGAAGATAATCGCGCGGATGTCGACTGTCTGGCCGAGTCGCAGCGAGAACACGGTGGATGTGACCACCACGCCAGAGGGGTTCAACTGGGTCTATCGCAAGTTCGTGCGCGAGATCGCCGAAGATCCCGAGCAGGCTGGGCTGTACGGCATAGTCCACGCCTCAACGCGTGACAACGCCAAGAACCTGCCGCTCGATTACATCCCGTCGCTGCGCAAGTCCTACCCAGCCAACCTGGTGGATGCGTACATCGACGGGAAGTTCGTCAACCTGACCTCTGGCTGCGTTTACCCGAACTTCTGCAGGCGACTGAACCACACGGATGAGGTGATCAAGCCCGGCGAGCCCTTGCACATCGGCATGGACTTCAACATCAACCGCATGGCGGCTTGTGTGTTCGTGCTGCGAGATGGAAGGGCGTTGATGCTGGACGAGTTCACCAAGCTATTCGATACGCCCGCAATGATCGCGGCTATCAAGGCGCGGTACCCAGGCCGCAGCATCACGGTGTACCCGGATGCCAGCGGCAAGAACCGCAAGAGCGTCAACGGCAGCGAGTCGGACCATGCGCTGCTGCGTCAGGCCGGGTTCGGCGTACAGGTCAACCCGTCCAACCCCCTGGTCCGCGATAGGGTGCTGGCGGTCAACGCCCAGTTCCTGAATGGCCATGGTGAGCGGTCGCTGCTCATCAACACTGACCGCTGCCCGCAGACCACTCAAATCATCGAGCAGCAGGCATACAACGAACACGGCGAGCCGGCGAAGGACGGCACCGAAGACCCCGCCGACGCATTCGGCTACTTCGTCGTCCAGCGATTCCCGATCAACGTGATGCTGATGATGACCCAGACCCTGAGAGTGTGACCATGTCCAACAGCCCCGATACCACGCTGCCAGCGGTCAACGCCATGCGCGTGTACTGGGAGCGGATTACCCCTCTGATGCTCGGCACTCTGGCCATGCGCGAAGCTGGCACCTGCCTACTGCCGAAGTACCCAGCAGAAGATGACTGCGTGTACAAGGAGCGCCTGGCGCTGTCGACGCTGCTGCCGGCTTATTCCGAGACGGTCAGCAATATGACATCCCGGGTGTTCGCCGAGCCTCTGCAGGTAGGCGACGATGTTCCAGCGCAGATTGCCGAGATGGCCAAGAACATCGACAACGCCGGCAATGACCTGAACTCGTGGTCGGTCGCCTTCTTCAGTGAAGGTCTGAGCCACGGCCTGTGCCATGCCTTCGTTGATCACGCCAAGGTTGAAGGCGTGCGCACCCAGGCCGACGAGCAAGCCGCCGGCGTTCGCCCCTATGCGGTGCTGGTGAAGCCAGAGCAGGTGCTTGGGTGGCGCTCTAAGGGCGGCGTTCTGACCATGATCCGCTACAAGGAAATGGTCGAGGAGGAGGATGGTGAATTCGGCGCCAAGTGCGTGGAGCAGATCCGAGTCCTTGAGCCAGGTTCGTGGCGCATCTACCGAAAGGGCGAAAAGGCTGGCGAGTGGGCGGTGCACGACGAAGGTGTCACGAGCCTGCCGGTCATCCCTTGGGTGACCTTCTACACCGGCCGCACCGGGTTCATGACGGCCAAGCCGCCACTGATGGAGCTGGCCCACCTAAACGTCAAGCACTGGCAGAGCCAGAGCGACCAGGACAACATCCTGCATGTCATCCGTGTGCCGATCCTTGCCCGTATCGGCGTGCAGCAGCAGTACGACAACCAGGGTAAGCCCTTGCCCACCGAATTCAAGGTAGGGGTCGGTTCGTTGACTGACCTGCCCATGAACGGCGACATGAAGTACGTCGAGCACACCGGAAAGGCTGTAGAGGCTGGCCGCACGGCGCTGAAGGATCTCATCGACGAGATGCGGATGGCGGGGGCCAAGCTGCTGATGCCAGAGAAGGGAGCAACGAAGACCGCAACCCAAGCAGAGGAAGACGCAGCGCAGGAGTTGTCGCCCCTGGAACGCATGGCACACCAGTTCGCCGACTGCCTGGCGCAGTTGCTCCAGTACATGGCCGATTACCGCAGACTGGGCGACGGTGGCACGGTCGAGATGCGCGGCAACTTCGATGTGGACTACATGCCTGAGGTTTCGCTGCCAACTCTGGTATCCATGGCCAACGCCGGCATGCTCTCGCACGAAACCCTCTTCACCGAGATGCAGCGCCGTGGCGTGATCAGCGACGAGTACAAATGGCCTGAAGAGCTTGAAAGGATCGGGGCTCAAGGGCCTGCCCTCGGAGCGATTTGATGAAGACGGCCAACGAGAAGCTGCTGGACGAGTTGATCGGACACGAGGTTGATCTGGCCAGGCTGAGCAACAGCCAGGTCGTGGCAATTATCAAGATCCTGAATAGCTCGGACCCTGAGCTGCGCGCCGCGCTGATTTCGGCGCTCGACAGCTTAGGGGCGGGGGCATCCGTTGCTGAAATCGATGCCGCACTGGCTCCCGTACTACGTATCAACCAATCAACCTTCCTGAGCCTGCAGCAGGCGCTCACTGGCGTTGTTGACGGCGTGGCCAGCTACGAGATTGCTTTCCAGGCCGGCGCGCTGACAGCGGCACTTCCCGAGCTTGTGCAGGCGCGATTCCCAGTTGCTGTGGCTGAGTTCAGTCAGGTGCGAGCCATTGCGCTGGCAAGGCCATTCCAAGGGCGACTGCTCAGCGAGTGGATGGCTGGCATCGAGGCTGACCGGGCTGCGTCGATTCGCAGTGCAGTGAGGTCCGGGGTTCTCGAAGGCCGCACGACGCCGGAGATCGTCCGGCAGATCATGGGCACCAAGGCTGAAAAGTATGCCGACGGCATTCTGCAGAAGCCTCGCCGCGAGGTAGAGGCAGTTGTCAGGTCTGCTGTATCCAGCACGGCAGAGGCGGCAAGCGACAAGGCGTTCGAGGCTAACAGCGACATCATCAGCCATGTCGAGTGGCTGAGCACGCTGGACAATCGGACCTCGACGACCTGCCGAATTCGCGACCGCCTGCCGTACACGTTGGGCACATACCAGCCAATCGGGCACAAGGTGCCATGGCTCGCCGGTCCTGGAAGAATCCACTTCTGCTGCCGCTCGACCAAACTGCCGATCCTGAAGAGCGCCCTGTCACTGGGGATCAGCGACTCGGCGACCCGGGCGAGTATGGATGGCCAGGTGCCGCAGCAGACCACGTACGCGCAATGGCTTGCACGCCAGCCTGCCACCCGCCAGGACCAGATCCTTGGTCCGGAGCGCGGAAAGCTGCTGCGCCAGGACAAGCTGAAGCTGCAGGACTTCTACAACGACAAGGGCAAGTTCCTTACGCTCGATGAGTTGCGGGAGCGGCTGTTGTAGCCCGCGCCACAAAACACCGAAGCGCTATTTCGTGGCGCGCAATTTCACGGCCTCGCCCAGTGCGGGGCTTTTTTATGCCTGAAACCCGGATGGGGAATGGCGCACAGCGGCGGATGTCGCATAGATGGGCGGATGCCCGGAGAACCGCATGAAACTGAAGCTCGACGACCAAGGCCATGTTGTTGTTCAAGACGGCAAGCCCGTATACGTGCACGACGACGGAAAAGAGGTGGCATTCGATGCCGCTGGCACCGTCAACACCATCTCCCGCCTGAACGCTGAGGCCAAGTCTCACCGTGAGCGCGCCGAGGCTGCTGAGGGCACCCTGAAGGGTTTCGAAGGAATCACTGACCCGGCCGCAGCCATCAAGGCCCTGGCCACCGTGAAGAACCTGGATGACAAGAAGCTGGTTGATGCTGGCGAAGTCGAGCGGGTCAAGAACGAGGCGGTGAAGGCGTTCGAAGAGAAGTACGCCCCAGTGGTCAAGGAAAACGAGAGCCTCAAAGGCCAGTTGAACAACCACCTCATCGGGGGCGCGTTCTCCTCGTCCAAGTTCATCGCCGAGAAGTTTGCCGCTGAAGGCCCGGCAGGCGTTGAAATCGCCCGTGCCCTGTTCGGCAACAGCCTCAAGGTCGAAGACGGTAAGGTCGTCGGTTACGACGGCAACGGCCAAAAGCTTTTCTCCCGCGCCCGCCCTGGCGAGCTCGCCACCGCAGATGAAGCAATCGAACTGCTGGTGGATGCGTACCCGCACAAAGCCCACATCCTGAAAGCGTCCGGCGCCAACGGCAGCGGCGCTCAGCAGGGCAATGTGCCAAACGGCAAGAAATCCATGTCGCGCACGAACTGGAACGCCCTCGACCCAGCAGGGCAGGCCTCGTTCGCGCGTGAAGGTGGCGTCGTCACCGAATGACGCCAGACAACATGCCGGTCCCCGGATGGGGATCGGTGCTTGGGTCGGATGGCCCGGAAGTCTGAAAACTCAAACATCGATCCCTTAGGAGTATCACCATGGCCAACACCCTCACCGGCCTGATTCCAACCCTGTACAACGCCCTGGACGTTGTGTCCCGCGAACTGGTCGGCTTCATCCCTGCCGTAACCTCCGACATGACCTACGATCGTGCCGCGGTCGGCCAGACCGTTATGTCACCGGTAACCCCGGCCGCCGTGGCCACCGACATCACCCCGGCTGTCACCCCACCGAACGACGGCGACCAGACCATCGGCAACGTTGCGATGACCATCACCAAGGCCCGCCGCGTGCCGATCCGCTGGAATGGCGAAGAGAAGCGCGGCCTGGACAACAACGGCGCGTCGTACAACGTCATCCTGTCGCAGCAGATCCAGCAGGGTATGCGCACTCTGGTCAACGAGATCGAATCCGACCTGGCTGCGCTGCACCTGAAGGCGTCCCGTGCCTACGGCACCGCCGGTACCGCGCCGTTCGGCACCGCTGCCGATCTGAGCGACTCCGCCGGCGCACTGCGCATCCTCGAAGAAAACGGGGCCCAAGGCCTGGACTTCCAACTGGTGCTCGGCACTGCGGCCATGGCCAACCTGCGCGGCAAGCAGTCGGTCCTGTTCAAGGTAAACGAGTCTGGCCGCGAGGACATGCTGCGCAACGGCATCACCGACCGCCTGCAGGGTCTGGCGCTGCGCCAGTCGGCTCAAGTGAAGAGCTTCACCGCAGGCACCGGTGCTGCATCGACCACCAACGCCGCAGGTTACGCCGTAGGCGCCACCGCCATCACCCTGGCCTCGGCCGGTACCGGCACCATCCTGGCTGGTGATGTGGTGAGCTTCGCAGGCGACCCGAACAAGTACCTGGTCGTGGCTGGTGACGCCGACGTTTCGAACGGCGGAACCATCACCTTGGCTGCACCTGGTCTGATGAAGGCCATCCCGGCTGCTGCCACCGCCATCACTCTGGCAGCCAGTGGCGCACGGAACATGTTCTTCGCCCGCTCGGCCATCGCCCTGGCGACCCGCGCCCCGGCGCTGCCGCCTCAAGGCGACTCGGCGATCGACCGCATGATCGTGACCGATCCGCTGACCGGCCTGAGCTTCGAAGTGTCGATGTATGCCCAGTACCGTCAGATGCAGTTCGAGATCGCCATGGCCTGGGGCTGCCAGATGGTCAAGCCAGAACATGCCGGCATCCTGCTGGGCTGATCAACCTGCTGGGGCCTTCGGGCCCCTAACTTTCGCTGGAGAACCGCATGAAACTGATCAAGGTGAAGCCGTGGGGCGAAGGGCAGGGTGACTTCGTGCACATCAACGAGGAAGACTTCAATCCGGATTTCCATGAGCTGCTGGACGAGGCCGAGAAGCCCAAGAAGGCCCCGACCATCGACGATATCCGCGCCGCGCTGACGGCCAAGGGCATTCAGTTCGATGAAAAGGCCAAGAAGCCTGAGCTTCAGAAGCTGCTCGATGACGCTGCCAAAGCTGACGAGCTGAAGGCCAAGCTGACCGAAAAAGGCGTCGACTTCGCTGCCGCCGTCACCCTGGAAGACCTGCAGAAGCTGCTGGACGAGGCCGCGTAATGACCATCTACATCACCGTCGAGCAGGTAGACGCCCTGCTTGGGCCTACCTGGGCGCCAAACGACCAGAAGGCCCGGGCGGTGCTGATGGCCAACACCTGGCTCACCAACCTCGGCCTGCCTGAGTTCGATCCGGTACCGGATGACGTGATTCAGGCAGGCGCCGAGATCGCCCGAGAGGCTGCTGCGGGCAACATCTACGGCAGCAAGGAAACCGGCGTGCTGAGCAAATCGGTGGACGCTGACGGGGTTTCCAGCAGTAAGACCTACTCGGAATCGTCCCGCACAATCAGCGCGGGCGAGTCGTTTGCCCTGGCACTTCTGGCGCATTACCTAAACAGCAGCGGCCAGACCAAGATCGTGAGGGGCTGATATGGGGCTTCGCGAAGAGCTGCAGGCTGACTTGGCTGAGGCCTTCAATACGGACCTGGCCGACGCGGTGCTTGCCTTCACGGGCGAGTACATGGGGCCGGGCGTATGGGATCCGGTCAACGAAACCACCACCTCTCAGCCGGTGACCTACACCGGTCGTGGCGTGCTGTCTCGCTACGAAGACCGGAGGATCGACAACATCAACATCCTCGTGGGCGATCTGCGCCTCACTGCGCTGGCTAACGAGGTCACCGAAACCCCGGATGTTGGGCACAAAATCACGGCCCCCGACCTGATGGACCGCACCAAGCAGGTGGTCTACATGGTCAAGTCGGTGCGAGCTGATCCGGCCTCGGCCACATACCGCCTGCAGCTCAGGAGGTCGTGATGGCCGGCTGGTCGCTGTCACCTGTCCTATTCGCCGACCAGGTCGAAGAGGACCTGGTGGAAATGCAACGCAGCATCGTCATTGAGCTGGTCGAAGAGATTACGGTCCGCGCGCCGATCGACAGCGGCAACTACATGGCCAACAACATCGTGTCGATAGGCGCCGAGGACTACAGCGTCAACACCAAGCTGGACATCCTTGGTACCGAGACCAGAAGTGCGGCCCGTGCTGCACTGACTGATTTGAAGCCTTTCAGCACGGTCTTCGTGCAGAACAACAGTGTGTACGGCGAGATCATCGAGTTCGGCGGCTATCCAAGCGGCCCAAGCGTAAAGATCACGCCTGACGGCTACAGCCGCATGGCACCCAAAGGCGTGTACGGGATTTCCTTCATCGCCGTCACCGAGAAGTTGATATGACCGTACCCTTCGAGACAGTCCGCAAGACGCTCACTGCCCGGATGGCTTCGTTCGCCGGTATCGAGCAGGCCAGGATTGAGTACCCGAACGCCGAGTATCCGAATGGTGGGGTGTTCAAGCCTCCCGCAACCGGCCTCTGGTGCGCATTCGAGATCCAGTACGCCACGGCTGGGTTCGCCGGCATGGCAGAAAAGCCGCACTATCGCCGTCCTGGCCAGGTTGTGGTCCAGTGCTTCTGTCGCCGATCAACCGGGCTTTCAGCCGTCAACAAGCTGGCCGACGCCCTGTCTGAACATTTCCAGTCCTGGCAGAGCGGCCATATTGAATGCCTTGAGGCATCCCAGCAGGTGGTAGGCGACTTCGAGAGCTACCACCAGATCAACGTAAACGTCCGGTTCCGCGCCGGCTGACCAGCAAGACCATGAACCTCCCGCCTTGAGCGGGTTTTTTTATGCCCGCAGAAAGGAGACATGCGCATGTCCTCTGGCGCCCGCGTTACCAGTTACCTCATTCCCGAGGTCACTCCCGGCATCACCCCGACCACAGGCGACTGGGATACCCTGCGCCTGACCAGCAACACCCTCTCGCCGACCGTTAACACCCAGGTCAGCGACGAAATCACCGAATCGCGCATCAGCCAGGGTTCGGTCGTCTCCAGTACCGATATCCAGGGTGATCTGGTAGGCGAATTGTCCTACAGCACCTTCGACAAGCTGCTGGAAGCGGCCTTCTACGGAACCTGGGACGATGACGTCCTGACCGTAGGCAGCACGCGCCGGACCTTCACCGTCGCGAAGAACTTCAACGACGTGAACGTGTACGCCTTGTTCAAGGGCATGCACGTCTCGGTCTTCGCCCTGGATATCCCGTCTGACGGCAAGATCACCGCCACCTTCACCATGGCCGGCCTGGACTACGCAGATGGCGACACCAATACCGTAGCGGCCATAAGCCCGCCGACCACCACGCCGTTCATGAGCAATCAGAACGTCGGCTCCATCACGGTGGATGGCCAGAGCCTGGAGGGTCAGGCGTGTGTTTCGGCTCTGACCGTCAATCTCGACAACAGCCTGCAGGCGCAGCGCTGCATCGGTAACGGCAAGCTTGGCCCAGGCGCACAGATCGCCACCGAGGCGGCTATCACCGGCTCCATCACCCTGGCCTGGTCACCGCTGGCTTGGCAGATCTGGAAGAACACCTTCACCCGGAAAACCGTAGCGGTTGAATTCCCGATCATCGACAGCCTGGGCAACCGCTATGACCTGTCGTTCCCGGCGCTGGAAGTAGACGGCGACCTGCCGAGTGGCGGCAAGCGCGAACTGATCGAGGTGACGCTGAACTACACCGTGGCAAAGCAGGCACCGACCATCACCCGGGTTCCGTTCGTGCCAGTCACTAGCGTGTCGGTAACCCCGACCACTGCTTCGATTGCCGTTGCGGCAACCCGCCAGCTCACCGCTTCCGCGCTTCCATCTGGTGCATCCCAAAACGTCACCTGGAGCAGCTCGGCGCCGTCGATCGCCACGGTCAACTCCTCTGGCCTGGTTACCGGCGTTGCCGCAGGTTCGGCCACCATCACCGCAACCAGTGTGTCGGACCCAACCAAGACCGCCACCTCGACGATCACTGTCACCGCATAACCCGCATCACCTTTGGCCGCTCCGGGTAAACGCCGCCCGGAGCGGTCCTTTTTATGGCGTGGCGTGAGGATGATTCATGGCTCTCAAGCTGAAAAAGATCGACACCACCAAGAGCGCTGAGGCGCGCTGGGAAGAGTTCGATGCGGACACCAAGGTCCTGCTGATGCCGCTGGACAACCAGCAGTACCAGATCGCCCTGGAGCGCATGCGCCGCCGGCTGGCGCGAAACGACGCACAGTTCGGACAGGAAGCCGTTGGCGTGATCGAGGGCGAGAAGTCCGAACACGACAACCACTGCCTGCTCCTGGCCTCGTTCATCGTCCAGGACTGGCAGGGCGCCCAGGACGAGAATGGCAAGCCGCTGGCCTACAGCGAAAACACCTGCGCCGAGATGCTGCGCGGTGATTCCGATTTCTTCTACTTCGTTCTGCGCCGCGCCGCGGCCATTGCCGCCGACAACCGCAAAGAGCAGGACGAGATCAAGGGAAAGCAGTCGCCCGCTTCGAATGGGAGCGGGAATGGGGCCAGCGAACCGCAAAGCGAAGCCTGATTTACCAGAAGCTGCGCATCGCGGTACCGGATGAGCCTGAGCTGGACGTGATCACGGGTAG